ATATGAAAAAGAATTAGTTGTTGGAGATACTTGGCACAATCCTCCTCTGTTACCTCATCAGGTTATCTGCATCGAAGAAGGCACATTGATTGAAGTTAGCACACCTGATTCGGTAGAAGACAATTATCGAGTAGGTAAAGGTGACAGCCAGAAATGAAAATTATTGTCAACGGAACGTTTGATGTATTGCATAAAGGACATATTGTATTACTAGAATATGCCAAAAGTCTCGGAACATCGTTGCTAGTGTGTATCGATAGCGATCGGCGTGTAAAAGAATTAAAAGGAAATACTCGGCCAATTAATAATCAATATGATAGAGCATATATGCTTACCGCACTAAAATCTGTAGACTTAGTTTGGGTATTTGACAGCGACCAAGAATTAATAGATCAAATAAAATTATTCAATCCGGATGTAATGGTCAAAGGCAGTGACTATCGAAATAAGCCTATTGTGGGTAGTGAATTTTGTAAAGAAATTATATTTGTGGATTTAGTAGATGGATACTCAACAACAAACATCATTCAACGTATTACTGATCGGTGATAGTTGTACCGATGTCTATAACATAGGCACTATAGATAGATTGAGCCCGGAGGCTCCTGTCCCTGTTGTTAAAATTGTAGAGACATTTTCACTGCCTGGTATGAGCGCAAACGTACATCTTAATCTAAAAAACTTAAACATAGATGTAGATTTTGTACACAATGACACTCCTATAACCAAAACTAGATTTATCGATAAGCGTTCTGGACAGCACTTACTTAGGGTAGACTCTGAAGACGATGTGGTACCATGGAGTGGTCGTACTCCATTTCCTATAGACACATATGATGCTGTTGTTATATCAGATTATGACAAGGGTTTTCTAACATACGAGCATATCGAAAGTATTATAGAAAAATCTCGTCACGGTGTTAATTTTCCTGTATTCATTGATACAAAGAAAACAGATGTAGAACGTTTCCAAGGTGCATGGGTTAAGATTAACGAATTGGAATACAGTAGACTTAAAAGTGAATGCTCTGGGTTAATTGTTACGTTAGGTGAGCGTGGTGCAAAAGTCCCGCATCATGAAATACATTGCCCAACCAAGTTAGTCGAAGTTATGGATGTATGCGGTTGTGGAGACACGTTCCTTGCTGCACTAACTGCTCAATACCTATTGACGAGAGATATAGAAAAAGCTATAATATTTGCTAACGTAGCCGCAGGTATTACTGTTCAACATCGCGGTAACTACGCACCATCATACGACGAGATTAAACGTGCCGGATATTGACATTGACTTTGCTGATAGGACTAGAATACTTGATATCATCAAGCATATCCCAGCGACAATTGTAGACAAAGATGGAACTTTTAAAAAGCACAATACTGGTGTATATTGTACTTCTATTCCGTACAATCCACTGACTGGTACCGCTAGTATAGAATATAAAAAAGCCGAGGACAGAGGCTATTTTAAGATAGATTTTTTGAATGTAAGCATATATAAAGACATAAGGGATGAGAATCATCTTAAAACTTTAATGGAGACTGAACCACTATGGGACCTTTTAGAGCAGGACGATTTCAGCAATTTACTATTTCACATCAACGGACATGGCAATGTCCTGAGGCAGATGAAACCCAAGAGTATACTTCAACTAGCGGCAGTTTTGGCTATGATAAGACCCGCGAAGAGGAATCTGATTGGGATGGATTGGACGACAGTGATGACTACTATTTGGACAAAGCCCGAGGATGGTGAGTACTACTTTAAGAAGGCTCACGCTGTAGCCTATGCAATGGCAGTAGTAGTACAGATGAATTTAATCTGCGAAAGTATCAGCTACGGATATTCTTAACTGATCGAACTAGTTGAATTGATTTTCTTTTAATTCGCTTTTCAGCAATTTCGCTAAGATTAACTGTTGGACCAAATATTAATTCTGCATCTTTAGAGTTAAATGTTTTTATAAACGGTCTAAACACCTGCATTTCAGTTTTTAGAAAAATGTTTATCGGTATTTTACGATTGCTTTCCCACCACCAAACTTCCCCCATTTCTAAGAACAGTTTACGTTCTGCTTCGCCCAATATCATAGATAAGTCGTAAATGCTGGCTATATAGTCGTCGAAGTTAATAATGATACCTACGTATTCCTTGTCATTTGATTTAACGCAGGATATAAAGGGAAAATTTTCTTGGAACTGATCGCTCATTGTTTTTAAATAAATACTCTTATGCAAAATTTACCAATCTATTTATATCCAAATACGCTCGATGCTATATTAGATTTGGATGCTACTACTAGGGGAGTTAACCAGGTTATGTATCAACGAGACTTGAAAATACAAAAAGGGATTAAGAACCAGGTTCGAGTCCAGTTTAAAAACAGCGACCAGAAGAAAGTTACAATCTATAACACCCAAACATTTGTATTCAGTATGTTTGACGCAGTCAATCAGCGACTAATTATTCAAAAGAATCTCGAAGTAAAGGATCTAGGCACAACTGCTACAAGAGGTATGGCCTTGCTAACACTCAGCGAAAGTGATACATTAGACTTAGATAGATCTAGTTATCAATACAGTGTAAAGTTACTAGATACTGACGGTAGTTATACTCCTGCATACTCAAATACCTACTATGGCATGAATGGAACTTTGCATCTAAGCAATGATATCTTTCCAGTTCTTACCGATAGCACCATTGTAACTACTTTTAATCCTGTTTGGAATGATGATACCCAGTTATATGAAAATTTCAGCGGGAACTTGTATGCTAATCCAGAGTACAATGGCAATACTGCATTACACACTGTTGCATTTTATTTGACTGCCTATAAAGGTACTATCAGCGTTGAGGGAACATTAGATAACACACCCGGCTCAAGTAACAACTATTCACCATTAGTAACTGTAACCTATAATGGAGAGACAGGGGTGAAATATGCAAACTTTAATGGTGTATTCACCTATATTCGAATTAAACATGTGCCAGCCAAGGGACCTTTAGCTACGGATAACTTAGATACTAGTTATTCCGGAACCCTTGACAAAGTTCTTTATAGAAGTTAAACTGTATGTGTGAACGATATACAATCCGCATTACTGACGTTACTTCCTCCTAAACGAAAACTAACCTCCGGTGGTTGGACAAGTTTTGATGCACCCTGCTGTTCTCACAGAGGCGAACGTAAAGATGACAGATTACGTGGCGGCGTCAAATTAGATAAAGATGGATTTGTTTACCACTGCTTCAACTGTGGATTTGCCGCTGGCTGGACTCCTGGAAAAATACTAAGCAAGAATACTAAAAATTTATTCCAGTGGATTGGAATGAATGATGTTGATATTGGTAAACTTAATCTTGCAGCATTAAAAATCAAAGACGATCAGCCCGTACTGAAAAAAGCTATTACACTAACACTACTGGAAAAATCTCTACCTGATGAATGTAAGAGTATAGACGATTGGGTAAAGACCGGATGTCAAGACCCTGATCTAATAACAGTGATAAATTATTTGCTAGACAGGGGCATGAACTACGAATGGTACAAATGGCACTGGAGCGCAGCAGCCGGGTTCCGTGATAGAGTTATAATCCCGTTCTATCAAGATGGAAAAGTTGTAGGCTACACTGGTAGAAAAGTCAAACCCGGCAATCCCAAGTATCTAACAGATAGTCAGAACGGATATGTTTTTAATCTGGATCGTCAGGTTTGGAATCGTCAATACGTCATAGTCGTAGAAGGACAATTTGATGCTATAGCTATAGATGGCGTAGCCATTATGACAAACGAGCCTAACGATGCCCAGATTGCAAGATTGACTGCATTAAACAAAGAGATTATTGTAGTACCAGATAGAGACAGGCCCGGCGCCAAGATGCTCAAGAGTGCAATTGCAAACGGATGGAGTGCTAGTTTGCCGCCTTGGGGAGATGATATTAAAGACGTTGCTGATGCAGTAAAGAAATACGGACGCCTGTATGTGCTAGCCGCAATTTTGCACTACAGGGTCACGGGAGAGATAAAAATAAATTTAATGAAGAAAAAACTAGAAGCAATACAAGATGAAGAATAAAGAAAAACAACCAAAGCCCAATTATAACCACGACATTCAAAAACTGTATCTAGAAATGTTTATGAGTGATGCAGAGACATTTGTTCGCTGCCAAAACATTTTTGACCCGCTAAACTTTGATCAACGTTTACAAGATGTGGCTTCGTTTATTACCAAATATGTAGACGAATACAAGGTAATGCCCGAAGCAAACATTGTCAATGCCAGCACCGGATCTGATTTAAATCCAGTACAGTTACCCAGAGAAAACTATGACTGGTTAATGAATGAGTTTGAAAACTTCAGTCGACACAAGGGTCTGGAACGAGCTATTATTGAATCAAGTGATCTATTGGAAACAGGTGACTATGGTCCAGTTGAGAAATTGATCAAGGATGCTATCCAGATTAGTCTTAACAAGGATATGGGTACAGATTACTTTGAAGATCCTAGAGCACGTCTAAGCAAACTAAAAGACGGTAACGGACAGATCAGTACTGGCTGGCCCAGCATTGACAAGAAACTCTATGGCGGATTTAACCGCGGTGAACTGAACATTTTCTGTGCAGGTTCAGGAGGCGGTAAGAGTTTGTTCTTAGCCAATATGGGTGTGAACTGGGCACTACAGGGATTGAACGTATTGTATCTAACATTCGAATTGAGCGAAGGACTAGTGTCCATGCGTTTGGATAGTATGATGACTGGTATTAGTACTCGAGAAGTTTTTAAGAGTATTGATGATGTTGAACTTAAAGTCAAGATGTTGGGCAAGAAGAGCGGTAATCTGCAGGTCAAGTATATGCCAAGTGGCAAGAACTGTAACGACATCCGTGCCTACTTAAAAGAATATCAGGTCAAGAAAGGCTGCAAGCCCGACGTTATTCTAATTGACTATTTGGACTTGATGATGCCGTTGAGTGTTAAAGTCAGCCCAAGTGATCTGTTTGTTAAGGACAAGTATGTATCGGAAGAGATTCGTAACTTGGCTATGGAAACACAGTGTATTACAGTTACAGCTAGTCAGTTGAATCGTAGTGCTGTTGAAGAGATTGAATTTGATCACAGTCATATCTCAGGCGGTCTAAGTAAGATTATGACGGCAGACAACGTGATCGGTATCTTTACGTCACGTGCTATGAAGGAACGTGGACGTTATCAAATCCAGTTTATGAAAACACGTAGTTCAAGTGGTGTTGGTCAGAAAGTTGATCTAGAGTTTAACGTTGAAACTCTGCGTATCAGTGATCTAGGTGAAGATGAACAAGAGTCTAGCTTTAATCAGCAAAAGCAAAACAACAGTGGATCCAGTGGTGTGTATGCTGGATTGAAAAGGACCAGTTCAGTATCCACTACTACTGATCCTGAAACTGGAGAAATTATGCCAGTTGACCCCACTAAAGGAGCTAGTGTGAGTAAATCTAATCACAGCAAAGGCGTTGCTGACATTAGAAATATCCTAGCAAATCTCAACAGCGAGCGAGATTAAAACCAAGTATTGATCTGCATACGACCGCTTTCAGCGATGATCTTATGCCATTGGTCAATATCATCTAGTCCAAACAATATGTCAATCTCAGCAGGGATAAAGGTCCAGGAATGATACAAGTTCCAGGGATCTTCTCCCTGGATCTCTCCTTTAAGATGTCCTGGTAACCATTTGGTATATCCGGCAACTACTCTAAAGTATTCGGGCCCTTCATTGTTGGAAATTGCGGCCAGCACACTGATATCGTTACTGACTCCGATCTCATCTGTTACCTTAACAGTACTGGGGCTGTACCAGTCCAGGCTGTGTATAACGTGTATTCTATTTGTAGCTTCGGGTCCGCCATTATACAGGGGTTGATCCTGATCAGTGCTCAGTCCCATGTTCTGCATAACAGTATCAAAGCTGACATCATGGCTAAATGGTTTATTAATTTGTAATCCTATAGCGCCTGATTTATCATGATCGAGTATTAACATAACACCTCTACGCAGCAGAGGATCAGGTCTTTTAGGATGAGCGGCCAATAGATAGCCTCGGTAGGTCTGTTCAATCATATGATATATTTAACTGATAAATATTCAGATATGCACATACTTGAATTTGACCTGGGTTTTGAACAGCATGACAGCCTTAATCCCCTATTGTGGAATGGCGATAAACTTAGAAGCGAAGTAAATCTAGCCCTGCTAAAAATTGCCCAAGACTTTATCGAATACATTGACGTACCATTCCAAGTGTCTGACCTAGTGTTGACCGGAAGCCAGCTGGGCTACTTTTACACTAAGCACAGTGATCTAGACCTGCATATCATTGTGGATTTTGGCACTGTGGACTGTGATCGCGAAGCTGCTGAATTGTTTGATACCAAACGACTGCTTTACAAAAAACAGTATGACATCAGCATACGAGGTATTCCGGTAGAAGTCTACATAGAGGATCTAAACTATCCCGCAGTCAGCGCCACCTACAGTTTGGGCAAGCAGTCTTGGATAACACAGCCGCAACAGGCGCCCGAAGAAATCGATGTCAAAGAGATCGAAAGAATGAGCCAAGTATGGAGTACAGTCATAGATCATGCCCTGAAAACAAATGACCTCGAAACGGCTCGAAACACGGTCAAAATGCTGCGAAATTACCGCAAATTAGGCCTAAAACACGGCGGAGAATTGGGAATTGAGAACCTCGTTTACAAGACACTACGTAACAGTAAGATCATTGAAAAACTGATGAAAATGATAGGCGATCTACACGATCAAAGCCTCAGCATAAGATAAGTAGGGGACCAGCTTAGGCCCAAACACAGCGCGAAGCGCCAGCGGTAAAAACGGTTTTTTAGCTTAATTAAGTACCGCTATTATTCAACAGTTCAAGCCTAGACTTCAAATCAGCAGCAATCAACTCTAACACCGTGCCTAGATCGTTAGCAGTAACTCTAAAACTCAACCCCCCGGCCGCACGCCATTGATCACAGTTATCCGAGCGATCATCCACCAAGACGTCACCCGCACGGCAATGTTTCTGCTTGTCCCAACTATGCGGTCCAAAGTGTACTGCTATGTCGGGAAAGTACCGTTGTGCCCACAAGACCTTGTCGTAAAAAGCCCAGGGCACATCGTCATCCTTGGGCACAGCAGTAAGAAACAACAAACTCCATCCTAGACGATCTCTATAGGCTCTAGCCAAACTTACCAGCTCATCAACTCTGGGCATCAAGGGCAGATCGCGATAAAAACGACTTTGCGTTTTGATCTGTGCCCATTCTTCTGG